CATTCTTAGGTGTACTAACTAAAATAACGTAGATTAGATTTCTCTAATCAGAGTCTGGTGAACAGTTTAACTCCTCCTCACAGAGAAGCCCATAGTTGTCGTAGACACTATGGGTGATTCACTCGATTCTCTTTTGTAAGAATTAAATTCATGAAGACCAACTCTTTCTGAGTTTGTTAGAAACCCTCCAATCCTTTTTAAACCAAAGTCTATATGTTTTATAATACTTCCTCTACTCATACCAAAAGATACAGTACCACCGTATCTAGGACGTTTACCGAATTTATTAAATTTCAAACGGCGAAGTTTTCTCTTCCAAAAGGGTATCTTTTTAATTATTTTAATTTTTCGGTTCCCATTTTTCACAGGTTTTAATTCGTGGTGCAACACTTGGTTGATGTGAAATCTCTAGTTCATCTATTTCATTAACTACGTCTGAAGTGTGTTCCATGTCATACATACATAATTCAAATGTATTATCATGAGTCATAACAGTTCCAAATCTACACGTTGAACAAGTTTTATTTAATCTTATATTCTCTTTTAATTTCCAATTCATAAATATTCTCCTAATTTAAATATCTTATATTATTTTCTTCTTTTTTTATATTTAGCTTTAAGAGTAGCCATAGGGGTAAGTTCAGATATTATTTCAACTAAATCAGTTTGATCTTTCATAACTATTGATATATCCTTATATGCACCATCTGATTCTCCTAAATCATCCTTACTATTAAGAGTGTGTACAGTTCCTAAATCATCTAGTTTTTTACGTTCTTCTTCAAAATCAAGATTTTTAATAGCAGCGGTTATACTCATAGATCTTCCAGCACCATGGCTACAGGAATTAAAACTTCTTTTATTACCCAACCCACGAGCAATATAACTATGAGATCCTTGAGATCCGGGTATTAAGACGATTGTTCCTTCTCTGGCCATAACAGAACCTTTCCTATGTACCATTACATTTTGGTTGTAATGATTTTCCATAGCTGCATAATTATGTTTTGTATCAACCATGTCATAAAATATAATACCAGGAAATTCATTTCTAAAAATATCTTTAATTCTATTCATCATAAGAAGCCTATTAGCAGCAGCAAACCTAATACAAAAATCCATTTCTTTTCTATATAAATATGCTTCTTGTGTATCTATTGGTAAGAATGCAAGATCCCATTTAGTAGGTATAGATGAAAACCATTTCTCATTTAATTTTTTTGCTATATCATTGTAATGATCACACACACGGTTTCCTAAGTTTCGACTTCCAGAATGTAACATTATTCCTACATTTTCATCTTCGTCTACTTGAAATTCTATAAAATGGTTTCCTCCTCCTAGTGTACCTAGTTGTTTTAAGGCACTTTCATATTGTTCACCTACTACTGTATTCTCTAAACCAGGCATATCGTTCAATGGCATTAATGAAATATCTTGTTTTTCTTTATGATGATTCTTTCCTAAAGGTATAACCTTCCTTATTTCATCCATTAGTCTTTTACGAGTCCCCTTTGATAATTCTTCCTCATACAGATTGGTTTTTACAAAAGATACACCACATCCTATATCTTTTCCAACTGCATATGGTATTATTACATCTTTAGTAGCTATAATAGACTCTATAGGCATACCATATCCTTTATGACACCCACCCATTAGTGCAATATGATGAAATGCAAAAGGCAAATTAGCTAAATGCATTGCTTGGTTTAATGCACCTTCTTCTAGATTTTTTAAATCTAACCACATCATTATTGGTATTGGCCCAGTTGATATTACATGTTTCATTTTATTCTCCTTTTTAGAAATAATCCATAAATTAAAGTTGTGGTAATTCAATACCATTATCAAATATTGTATTTATATCTCCTCTAAAATCAATATTATTAGAGAATTTTGTATCCATAAATTCTTTTAATTTTTCTACACCATATTCACATATAAAGGTTGATACAAAAAACATAATATTATCTCTATATCCTTTAATAGAATAAATATCCTTATTTAAATAAAGAGACCAAGTTGTTTCAAATTCTGTAAGTGTTATACACATTAATCTTGGCCCAAATATGTATTATGTACGGGTGTTTGAAACGCGTCTCCAATAGTTTGATATCAACAAATAATTATTAAAACGTTTTAAATTTTTCAGATGAGTAAATAATATTAACGATGCTTTAGATTCTACAGTGTAAACATGATTTAAATTATTTAGATTTAATATAGGAGAAAAATCACGAGCAGGTGATCCAAACATATTTAATTCTACAATACTATTAGAATTTTTAAGGAATGATAAATCTTTAACATTGGTATCCATTAAATTCAGATATTTCAAATGTTTTAAATTTGATATATATTCTAACTTTTTTAGTTTACACCCAATTAAAACTAATTTTTCTAAATTAGGCATGTACTCTAAAAAAGATAATACAATATTACATTTGTCAAAATAATGATTATTTATATTAAATTCTGTTTCGTTTTTTAATGTTTTACAATAATCATTATTGTTTAATTCTTCTAAAAAATCGGTATATTCTGATTTTCTTGTTATATTCATATTAGATACCTTTTTATAATTATGATATTAAAATTTCTTCATTTAGGAAGAACGTCACAACTTGAAGTTGCGGTAGTTCACAATTTAATTCCATCATTCATAATAAGATGTTTTTGTATATCTTCTGATAATATCATATATGAATTATCTAATATTAATTTCTTAACTTGTTTGGGTGAATATTTTTTGAATATAATATCTAAGAAATCCATAATGTATTTTTTATCTTTTATTTTGGCATTTATTAATAATATAAAATCATCAATATTTAACAACCAACCATTAGAATAACAGTGAATTGTAACACCATTAAAAGGATTTGTTTTGTTTTCTACACCATATCTAAATTCACATGGTTTATTCCTTGCAGCACAACTTGAATAATACCAATATCTATTTTCTTCTACAATTGTAGAAAAATTAACAGTTTTTAAATTTGGTATTTTTGATAATGTTTCAGATGTTATCTGTGTAGTTCTACAAGATAATGATATTAATTTTTTTAATTTTAGTAATGGATCAAAGACTTTTACTTTATTCAATCCAGTTATTGAGAGATATTGTAAACTTTTTATAGATGATATAGGTGTTAAATCAGTAATTTCAAAATTATAATCCAAATTAAGTTGTATTAAATTAGTTAAATTTTTTAAAGGAGTTATATCTACTATTCTATTTTTGTCTAAATATGCATAGTGTAGATTTGTCATTTTAGACATAATTGATATATCTTTTACATTACTAGTTGGTAACAGTTCCAATGATGATATTTTATCTAGAGATTTATCTTTTTCGTTTATACCTGCTTGTCTAAATCCTTTTTCTATTGCAGCACTCATGCCTCTAGATACATTATATTTGTTTGCCACTTATATCCCCTTTGCAACAAGTGTTTGTTAAATATTTAAAATTTTTTGAAATAAAATCTTGTCATTCGGTAGTTTTATCATGATTGTATTTTATTAGATGATCTATGTAGCTTTTATCATTGCCATTTTCCTTCATAAATAATATAGAAGAAATTATTCGTAACATGAGGATGTCCTGGCGAAAATCTTTAAATAACATTTTAAATAATGCTATTATAGCCAAAGGGTTTGTCTTTAATTGATATGATTCCATATGTCCAACTTCTTTGATATCAAAAATATCATCACTTAATTCTGAACAATATACACTATTTATATACCATTTAAAAAGATATCCCATATCTAATCCCATCCTCGAAAGAATGTATATAGTTTTTTGTGTTTTTGTATGATTGATCGTATTTATTTGACTTATTAATTCTAATTCTTTTAAAACTAAAAATAACTTTTCTGATCTTGTAATCATTTTATATCTCCTTAATTTGATATTAAATTTTTTCAATCTTCCAATGTTTTGATAAACAATAGGATTTTATAAAGTTTATATTTTTGCCATTCATCCATTTTAGTATGGGTGCTGTTTTTATCACAATATTGTTTTTAGTAAATATACCTGCTACAAAATAATATGATGATATCCGATATAATATGTTTTCTTTCATGATTTTAAATACCCTGCTTAAAACCTGTTTATAAAAAATTTTATTGAGGACAAACTGTAAATACAAGTCACCTTAAAATACAGCCCCTCATAGGTGACTTTTTTGTAGACCGATTTTCTTACATGAAAATCGGTCTTTTTTTATTAGGATGTCCATATAGGTTACTCTAAATTGATTTATCCATAGAAATACGAGGACAAACTTTAAATAAGAAATATAAATAATATAAGGAGGAATTTATTATGGGTTTTGTAAATAGTTTTGCAGCATTGGAAACAAATAGTTTTTCAAGAAAATGGGGAGGCGGGGGAGATGGTTCTGCTGTTGACCCTTATATATCAGGTTATTTTTTTACACATTGGGCATATTTACCACCTAAGTTGGGTGAGAATATAGCAAAGGCTGGTGGTCCAGATGGTTTAACAGACGAGAAGGAAGCTCGTAGAATAATGAGAGCATCCTGTCTTGGTGTTACACTTCCTGGTGGAACAGTAAATAAAGCTGAGTTTACAGGACTTGGTGGGGTCAAATGGTCTGTTCCTACTAATGTAGAATTTGATAATACTGTAACAATTAAATTCTTAGAATTTTCGACCCCTCCAATCATGTCTATAATTAGTGGGTGGGTAAGAATGATGAGAGATTACCGTTCAGGTACTACTAATTTGGTTGGTGATGAAGGTGAATATACAAAGAGTAATTATGCAGGAACAATGTATTATTACACAACTAAACCAGATGGTAAATTGGTAGAATATTATGCTTGTTTGACAGGTATGTATCCACTTAAAGATCCTATGGATCAATATGGTGGGGATATTACTACATATGATAAGTTAGAACTAGATATTGATTTTAATACGGACTGGGTTTGGAGAGAAGACTGGGTTAGAAGTAGGTGTCAAGCTATATCTGATACAGTTTATGGTGAAAGAGAAACTACTGTTCATAATTATGGTCCAGACGGACCAGAAGCATAAATCTTAGAATAACGTTTTTTAAAGAAAAGGGATGATTCCAAATCATCCCTTTTCTTCTATATAATCAATCTCCATTTCCAAGTCTATAAATAATTTTTACCAACAATATTATAATTAGGATAACATTAAGAAAGACTAGAATATTAAAAGGGTACATGTGAAAATTACGAATACCAACTAGTGTCCATATTAAACCTGTTGCTGACCATATTATCACACTATCAACTTCAAGGTTAGTTCTACCTACCCTTAATAATGCAAGACTAACGCAAAACAAAGAAACAAGCACAAAAATCATAACAATTCTCCTTTTCTATTTTTTGCTATTTTTAATCCCTCGCGTGTAGTTTTCGATACTAATAGAATAATTAAAATTAAATTAATAATTAATCCATTAAAATTATTAATAGATATACAAATATTAATAAACCAACAACTAAATACAATAAACCACCCAATCTGTATAAACAAATTCCAATTAATAAAAGAATCAAATAGAACAAATAACAAATTCACAATACATAAAAAACAAAAAAGATAAATCATTTTATTCCTTTCTGACCTTTCGGAGTTTAAATTAAAATAATGTTATAATTATCCAACAGGGTCAAATAATTGAAGCCATAATAATATAATTAAAAAAACATTCCAAAGAAATACAATCCCATATTCGGGTTGTAAAAAAACAAAATAAATATTTAAAGAATGCATAACAAAATATATAATAAAACTGATTCTTTTAATAATGCTTTTTTTAAAAATATTCCCACCACTACAAAAACAAACTACAATAATAAATATGTTTGCAATTATTGAAAATCCAAAAAGGTAAATCATTTCATTCCTTTCTATCCTTTTTAGGTGTTATTAATTAAAAGGATTTTTCTTAAAAGTTATTTCGGGTGTATTATTGTTTATACATTCTTCAGAGACTCCATATTTTTTATTATATAATGTTCCTACTGAATCGAATATAGCCATCGAATAATCAAATCCCAATTTCTCAGTAATTATTTTTACCTCTTTTTCATTTGCTCCTTCTATTTCTACAAGTGGTTCAAGAAAGGGCCATTCATCAATAACAATTTCAACATTATTTAATTCCCAGATCTCCCTTTTTGTTTCTTGGTATGATTTTTTAATACAACCACATTCTTTAATAAATCTTTCTGCTTTATCATAATCATCAACAACAAGACAAATCTCTTTCCTTCCTTTGATTCCTCCACCTTTATATGCTTTTATACTTAATGTTACCTTATCGTTTTCATATCTAACTCTCAAATATGTATCTTTTGATTTTCCTCGTGGTGGGTGAAATACACTTCTCCTTTGCATAAATTCTTCCTTAACCAAGTTGGCTCCTATTTTTCTCAGTTTTTTCCTTATATTTTCTTTATTCACATTAGAAAACATTGCCTCATATTCTATATCCATATTTGTTTCGCATTCTATATTCGTAACTGCTTCATGTTCTATATTCATAGAGGGTCTTAGAAATAATAATTTAAATATTTTATTAAACAACTTAACTCTTGGTAAATATAAAACCAATAATAAATTTTCTAAAACTAAAAAACCAAAAAGATAAATCATTTTATTCCTTTCTATCCTTTCGGATGTTATAAATTAAAAAATGAACCGTGTTAATATCTATATCATAATTTAATATATATAGTTTCACCAATATTTCTTCTGGGTTGTAATCTAGAAAAAAGGACAAACTTTAAACAAATAAATAATGGGGGGTATAATGGAATTAATAAAAATAAAATCACCAAAAATTTTAAAAGATGTTAAAATAAAACAACCACTAGATAAATATCCTATAACCGTATGTATAGTAGGAGCATTTAGCGTACCATATTCTAATAACATATTATTAGCCGATGCCTTTGAAAAACTAGATGGTGTAGAAAAAGTTATAAGATACGATTATAGAAAACGCTTAAAAACTGAAGGTAATAAAATACTTTTGAGTATTAGAGAAATTGCTCATAAGACAGATCTTATGATAATTTGTAAAGGTAGTTATTTACATAAGGAATTTTTTGAGAAATCTGTCCATATGTGCAGGGTTATATATTGGATGATGGATGTTTTTACACATTTTAAATCATTGAAGGGTTTATTAAGTAATACGACTATATGTGATTATAGATCTGCAACTGGATATGATACTGCATATAAAATGATGGAAGAAACAAACCTTCCTATATATCAAGTATTAGATGGTGCAGATTTAAGTGTATATTATCCTGAAAACGAAAAGAAAATATATGATGTTACATTTATAGGGACGGCAGATAATGAACGAATTAAAACTAGAGACTTTCTAAAAAGTAAAGGTATTCAGACAAATTTTATAGGACCAGGTTTTACAAGTTATATTCCACCAAATGAATTTAGAAAGGTTTGTAATCAGAGTAAGATTGTTTTAAATATTAGTAGAGGAAATTATGTAGGATATTCCTCAATTAGAATTTGGAATCTAATGGCGTGTGAGTCATTTGTATTAACTAAAAGAATAGCTGAAATAAATAAATATTTAGGGTTGACTATTGGTAAAGAACTATCAGAATATATAAACATCGATGATTTGGAACATAAAATTTTATGGTATCTGGATCATGATGATAAAAGAAAAGAAATAGCTAAGAACGGGTTAGAGTTTGTTAGAAACAATAGAACATGGAAAGAGACAGCAGAGAGTTTTATGGTTTTAGCTTATAATGAAGAAGGTCGTAGTAAGTTTAAGAAGATAGTCTTAAAATAGAAAAAATTATGATTGAACATTATTGGGTATTATCAACAGGTCGTTGTGCAACAGTTACACTAACTAGATTATTTCAATTGTGTCCAACTGCAAATTCTTATCACGAAGTAGCTCCTAGATTATTTGGTATAGGACGAGATGCATATAAATATTATAATAATAACAAAGAAACAGATAAGATAAGAAAAAAGTTTTTAGAAAAGAGAAGAGCCCTATTTAAAAAGGCAGAGGCCGAAGAAAAGAAATATATTGAAGTAGGCCCACATGTTACATTCTTACCTTATATTATAAACTCAATATTTCCTGACTCTAAATTTATACACTTGATAAGGAACCCAGAAGATGTAATTATATCTGGTCTTAATAGGGATGCTTATATAAATGACTCTTCAGACAAACTAAGAATACGACCTAGACTAGAATCAGAACATTTTAAAGATTGGGAAAAATATACTCAGTTGCAAAAATTAAGTTGGTTTTGGATGACTACTAATCAATGGATTTCTGATTTTATGAGAACATTACCAAATGAAAGAAAATTGTTGATTCATTCCGAAGATATATTTGAAAATAATAAGGATGTTATTAATAACATTTTTAAGTTTGTGGGTTTGCCCAAACCAAATAAAGTAGATATAAACAATATATTAAATAAGAAATTAAATGCTACAACAAATAAAAAAGTTAAGATATTAACAGACGACGAATTTAAAATAATGAAAAGTTTTGTTAATTCAATTGCTAATAACCTAGAGGAGATGTATAATGGAAACAGAAGATGCTAAAATAAACTATAATAAAAAAGTTTATAATATAAGAGGAGAGAAATATAGTCACCTTTTCAAAACAATAAGAGCTAAACGATTCTATGAACTAGATTTACTAGAAGCTATTCGTAGTAGAAGAAGAAAAGGTATATATATCGACGCTGGTGCTAATATTGGGAACCATTCTATATATTTTGCAGGAGAGTGTCTAAGTACAAAAGTATATTCGTTTGAGCCATATCCTTACACATTTAATATATTAAAATATAATATAGAATATAATAATTTTAAAGAAAAAATAGTAGGACAAAATGTAGCACTATCTGATAGGTTATGTTATCTAGGTATAAAGCTTCCTACAAACATATGTAATATAGGACGAATTGAAATGGTCGAAGGTGGTGAGGAAGTAAGATGTTCCACTTTAGATGTGTCTTGTCTAGATCCTTGTATTAAAGATGATATCGCAGTTATAAAAATAGATGTACAATCCTATGAAATAAAGGTATTGAGGGGTGCTGTAGGAGTATTAGAAAAATATAAACCATTATTATCTATAGAGTGTACTACACTACGAGAACTTAAACAAGTTGAAACCTTTTTAAGACCCTATAATTATAAAAGAGTAGGTAAATATTGTGCTACACCTACTTATATATTTGAATAGGGGGAACTATGAACATCAAGAAAAAGATTTTCAACCAGCCTTTAAAAATGATAGGTGATAGAGCTATAATGAATGATAGAATTATTGAAGTACCATTTGTCCATTCTCAGATATTTAAGGATAGTTTAATGGGAAAATCTCTATTGGATTTTGGTTGTGCTTATAGTCCTTTGGTTTTAGAAGCAGCGTCTATGGGATTCAAAACGTTGGGCGTTGATATAAGAAACTATCCTTTTAAACACCCAAATTTAACTCTATATAAAGGAAACTTTTTGAACTATAAAGATACTATACAATTTGATTATATAGTTGCACTATCGGCTATAGAGCATATAGGTTTACAAGAGTATGGTGGTTTTTTGAAGGATAAAAATAGTGATTTTTCAAATATTATAAATAAATTACATCAGTTATTAGCACCTAATGGAAAATTCATAGCAACCTTTCCAGTAGGAAAAGAATATATGGATGAGAGAACAAGATCTTTTACACCTAGACAAGCAAGAGATATATTTAAATTTAAAGACACTAGAGTAATTTCAGAAAGATTTTTTGCCAAGAATAAAGATCATCAGTTTATACCTACTACTTATGATACTATTAAAAATATATCTAATGCTGCTAAAGATTGTCCGTTGAGAGGATCTAATGGGACAGGTTGTTATACGTGGGAGAAAATCAGTGAATAATAATTTTGTTATATTCTCGTCAGGTTATAACTGTGAGAAATTTGTTGAAAAAAATATAGATAGTGTTAAAAATCAAACATATAAAAATTTTAAACATATAATAGTAGATGATGCATCATCGGATAATACATATAAAAAAATTATAAGCATTGATACATTTAACGAATTTATATATAGTAATATACTAAATAAAGGGTGGTTAGAAAATTCTGTTAAATATTTAAGTCCTAATGTAGAAGATGGTGATATTATAGTTATATTGGATTTAGATGATTGGTTATATGATAATAATGTTTTAGAGAAGATTAATAATATTTATAATGAAACAAATTGTTGGACCACATATGGAACTGCCTTACAAACAAATACCAATAAAGAAATATATTCTATAGGATATCCTAGAATCACAATACAACATAGAACATTTAGGAACGGGCCTTGGTACTGGCAACATCTTAGGACATTTAAAAGTTTTTTATGGAAAAATCTTAAAGATAAAAGTTTGAGGGGACCAGATGGTAATTATGGAAAGGGTGCGTATGATAGAGCTATAGGATATCCTATTTTAGAAATGTCACCCCCAGATAAAATCTTATATATTCCAGATATTTTAATGTATTATAATCGTAATAATAATCTAAATTTAGACAAGGTAAATAGGAAAGTACAAAAAGAATTATGTTCACATTTTCAAAGTTTACCGATGTATGATATATTAGAGAGAATTCTATGAGAATTTTCGTAGATGGTGGTAAAAGAATAGCAATCACTAGACTCTTTCCCACCTGGAGAGAATTAGGACATGAAATTACAGATGACCCTAATAATTCTAATGTACAATTATCGATCGTTAAAATAAGAAAAATAACAAATCTTCCTGTAATTTTAAGATTGGATGGTGTATATTATGATAAGGCAGATGATTATAACAAAAGAAATAAACCTATAAATATGGCATATGGTATTGCTACAGGTGTTATCTATCAGAGTCATATGGCTAAAATGATGTGTGAGAAATATTTGACTATAAAAAAACCAAAAATATATGATATAATATATAATGGTATTGATAATACAGATTGGGAACCACCAAAAAAACACAATGATATAAATATTGTAGCATGTTCTGTTTGGAGAAGGGTAAAAAGACTGCCAGAAATAATTGAAGTTTTTAAGGATTTTCTAGAAATATATCCTAATTCAAAACTACATATCATAGGGGGGTTATACAAAGACACCTATAAAATAAATCATCCAAATATCATTTATTATGGACAAATGGGGTTTGATCATATAAAAGAAATATACAGAATATGTGATATTTTTTTACATTTGTGTAAAAAAGATTCCTGCCCCAATGTTGTTGTTGAAGCAATTGCTTCTCAGTTACCAGTTATTACAACAAATGTATGCGGTGGTTCAACAGAAATGTGTGAAATGACAAAAGGATGTGTTGTTGTAAACGAATGCATTGATAATATAGAACCTGATTATATTTATAAAGAGTGTTATAATAAAATATCCAAAAGAACAAAGGAAGATATAATATATAATATGATTGATATTATTAAAAATAAAACTAAGGTAGTATTACCAGAAAAATTAATGATTAAAAATACAGCAAGAAGATATATTGATATTATGAAGAAAGTTGAGGTATATATATGAAAATTGGTGATTATAAATCAGTTGATATAATAGATTTTCAAATAAAAGAGCACTCTCTATTGAAAAGCAAACAACTAACACAGAAAAGAAAAAAATTAAGATTGGGAGATATCAAATTAATAAAAAATTTATTTCCTAATGCAATAAATGTGTTATGTATAGGATGCCGAGATGATTCAGAAGTTCAAGATTTTATTGATAATGGATTTAATGCTATTGGAATAGATATTTCTAATAATACAAAATTAATAAAAAACATAGATGCACATGAATTAAATAAACATTTTAATAATATTGATGTTGTATATGCATCACATTCTTTAGAACATATGTATAATCCTAATATAGTTATGAGTCATATTAAAAATATTACAAAACAAGGTATATTAATATTATTACCAGAATTAACACAGGAACCAACACCAAAACACCCATCTGTTTTTGAAATAATGAGAATAGATAAAGAGAATATGAATATATTCAAACAACCATTTGATTTTAAAGAGATATGGTCAGATTTTGAACCACTTGCACCCTTTGATATATTACATGGTGGTTTTAGAGAAGGTGTAACTGAAAGAGAAGTATTTGTATGTTTAAAACTAAAGGAGATTATATGAAATATTTTGAAGGGCGTGTTGGGAATTTTAATATAAGAGTTAATGCAAACGAGGGTGGAATACACGCTGATCTTCGTAAAATTTCAAAAAATGGTGGGGAGAGGGAACCTGGATTATTACACATTTTAAAATCTGAAGTAACTAATGGAATGACATGTATTGACTTAGGTGCTAATATAGGGTATGTTACTTTGTTATTAGCTGATATAGTTGGGCCACATGGTAAAATTTTTGCAATAGAACCAGATCCTAATAATGTAGAATTACTAAAGAATAATATAAAAATTAATAAATTTGAAGAGAGGACAAAAATATTTCAAATGGGTATATCGAATATAAAAGGTGTTTCTGATTTTTATATTGGTCTGAGTTCAAACTTAGGAGGAATGATAAAGAGACATAATACTAATAGCGATCCAATAAAGATAAAGATAGATACATTGTCAAATTTTTGTAAAGAATATGATATACCAGACCTAATTAAAATGGACATAGAAGGTTATGAGGTTGAAGTTTTAGAGGGGATGTTTGATATAATAAAGGAAAGATCTGATCCATGTAAAATTGTTATGGAATTGCACCCTGTTTATTATTCTAAAGAACATAGCCTAGAATATTGGATGAATAAATTTATAAATTATGGATTCCATACTAAATATATAGTTTCTGCAGGAGTACCAATCCCTGATATGTTTAAAGAATGGAAATATTCACCTATAAAGGTTTTTAGTTCTGGTAGAGGCTTATATAATAATTTTTCAGATGAACATATGTTAATATCATGTTGTCATACAAACAAACAATTAATATCCCCAAAAAGAGGATTCTCTCCAAAAATTGCACGATTTGTTTTAATAGAAAGAACATAAGAATAATGAAGATTTTGTATATATATATAGAGAATATGAGAACAGAAGGAAAAGATATGCTAAAGAAATATCTAAATTGAATCATGATGTTTTTTGTATAGAAACTAAAGGAAAAATAAAAAAGAATCAGATAAATGAAGATATGATAAAAAAACATAACCCGAATATAGTTTGGTTGCTTTCACCATTTTATGTACAAAATGAAGTTATATCTAAATGTACTATATCGTATTTGAAACAAAAACAAATACCAATAGTGTGTTATAGTACCTTTAATACACAAATTCCTTATAACAAACAAGATGATTTATGGAAAGTTTTTGATTTCTTTTTTGCTCAAAATATTGATTTTTATAATCATCTAAGGAAAATAAATGTAAACGCCTATTATATACCTTTAGGATTTTACCCAGATCAATATTATTATATACAAGAGACAACAAAGAAAATACAAATCTCTTTTAGTGGTAATCCGCAAACAACTGTAGAAACTGAATATGATAAGAGAACAAATTATCTAAAAAGTTTAAATGATTTTAATATAAAAATTTATGGAAAAAGATTTTCTGAAAGAGGTCTTAATGCTATATCATATAATACACATAAAGAAGAAAATAATATTTATAATATTAGTAAAATAAATTTGGATCTTCCTTTTATAAATTCGTCTTTGGATTTTTATAAAAATAAATATCATATAAAAAACAGATTTTTTGAGATACCAGCTTCCAATAACTTTTTACTAAGTAGTAAATATAGCGAGGCTTTGAATATATTAGATGAAACCATGATAGGTTATTATGATGATAATGTTGAATCTTTAAAATATACAATAAATAAATATATTAAAGACGAAAAACTGAGACTTAAAATGTCAAAAAAGGCATATTCTGAAGTTTTAAACAAACACACATTTCATCATAGGTTTAAAAAAATGTTGTACATAATTGGAGAACTATAATGAATAATAATTTATTTTATAAGAAAAGAAATATTAACCCAATGATAGGTGGTTGTAAGTTTTCCAATATAATTTATAAAAAAGTTATAGATATATGTGGTCATCCTAAAAGTATTATTGAATTGGGTTGCGGTAATGGCGGTAACTTAGAAAAATTTTCTGATTCTGTTATAAAAATAGGAATTGATCCACATATAAAAAATATTAATAATGCCAAAATGAAAAATATAAAAAATTGTGAATTTATTTATGGAAGTCATATAGATCTTAAAAAATTTGGTTATAATTCATTTGATGTGGGTATAACATTATCAGTTTTAGACCATATCGAGGATTATAAAAATGCATTATCGGATATGATGAATATAACCAAAACTTTGATTTTAATAGAACCAATTAAATCAAAAACTGATAGATTAGCACATAAAGAAGAAACCTTTAGATGGTCAAATACTTGGTATCATGATTATCAATCGTTTTTAGAAACTAATAATATAAAATATTTATTGACACCATGTGAATTATATAAAACAAACAGTGGGCCATTATACCATTTATTTCATATTGATTGTGGAGATTTTAGTCTGAAAGGATAGATGAAATGAATAATGATTATATTGTAACAACAGGATACTATTCTCCTCCAGATAATAAATTTATAGAAGACTTCTTTCATATATGGTATGACAATATTATAAAATATTCAAGCCCTAAAAGAATAATTGTTGTTAATGCAGGATGTAAGAGGCCAGAAGGTGCAAAAGGAGAATGGTTAGATGGATATAATTTTGGATATGTGCCTGTTATGGATAAAGAACGCAATTGTCCAAAATTTTGTGGATGGTCTATAGGGTTTATGGTTGGTATGATGATAGCATTTCATAATAATTGTGATTTCATATACCGCGAGCAAGACACTTTGGCATTTGGAAAATACATAGATGCAATATATAATATGGTAAATAAAAAAGGAAAAAAGATTTTAGTAGGTGAGGATTGTGCACATGCGTATAAAATCGATAACGGATTCACATTCCTCAAACATGATATAATATTAGATTTTCTTAAAGAATGGTTGACTATCGATAGAAAAGATGCAGGGCCTGGAAGATTAAGACCAGAACAAAAATTTACGACTGTATTTAAAAAATTCACTAAAGTACAAGGATTCTTACCGTTTGGATATGGTACGTTTAATCGACCAATTAACTATGAAGATGAGACATTCTATTTTCACCCAAATAATAAAAAAGCATTAGCAATATGTTTAGAGGAGGTAAGAAAGAGAAAACTAGTATAACTATTTGAAAAAGGACAAACTATAAAACGATTTACTAACAAACAATTTAATCGAGGGGGATTAAAAAATGCCAGTATTTAAAGGGTTTCAATTTGATTATCCACATTATGATGTTGTATTGCCTCAAACAGGATACTTCTATGATGTACGTTCCTTAAATGTTATGGAAACAGACAAACTAAAAGGTTCATTAACTGTACCATCAAAAGCACCAGGGCACATAAACAAAATATTATGGAAATCATTAGTATCAAAACCAGAAGAGATTAAAACATTCGAGGATTTTAAAAAGAATACAACCATCAGAGATAGAGAGGCATTAATGTATGCGCTCTATTATTCTACATTTGGTGATGAGAGAGAATTCAATGCAACTTGTAATAAATGTAGACATTCACAACTGTTAAAATTGAAACTATCAAAGTTATTTTCTATGGTTGCTTATCCAATAAGCGCAGCTATGAAAAATACATACAAAATTGCTAAAGCAGTAGATAATGAAGTATACGATCTCGAAATAGAAAAAGCATTAAACAAACCAACATATAAAAAACAACCTGTAGGTATGCCTAAAGATATAGCAGATTTGGAATTTGCAGATGATGACGATGATGGTATTATATTAGGAGAAAAACCTAATATTATAAAAGAAGAAATTAAAAAAGAAGAAATTAACCAGTAATACCAGAGAGTGATGATGAGGATTCAATTCTTACTAAGAGAATAGATTTGGAATTACCAATCTCTAAAGTACATGCTATAATAAAACAACCTACATTATGGGATGAAGAAAGAGTTATGGATGCTGTTCCTTTTGCTCAGAAAAAACAAACTGATTTGTTAAATGAAACTATGGTTATAGAACAATTCGAGCAATATAAACTAGGTGCCAAAGTTCCAAATTTAATTATTAATAATCGAGAAGATATATTATATGGATATCAATCATTACCATCATTGGATAAAATTGAAATATTCAAAAAATTTCAAGATACTTTTGGTCAATATGGAATAGAATTAAAAACAAAATACTCGTGTTCAGAATGTGGTGAACCACAAGAATTGGAGGTGGACATCGTTGTCCAGTTCTTTCGTCTTCTTGCAACAGTATAAGGATATAGATAATTTCAAGAATGTATTGTATGAAAATGTCAGATCTTTAATGGAATTAATGAAGGAGTCATGGTCATCTATTATGATGATGCCTTATAAATTCTTTTTGGATACACTAAAATGGAAAATTGATTTAGAAGATGAAAAAAGAAAAAGACTTGAAGAGAACAAATCAATATCGGGTCATAGAACTCCTAATAACTTAAGAAAGGGATAAATCAACACATATTAAAACTTGTGTCATTAAACCTTTTAAAAGTTAATCTGATTAAAAAAGTTCAAAGGGATCATATCTATGATCCCTTTCTTCTTTTAAGAAGGACAAACTTTAAATAATAGATTTAGGAGAATATATGGCAATAAAGGATATAGAAAAGTTTTTTAAAGAAGTTCCAGGTAGTAAATCAGAAATAAGAGATATGGATGCTAAGATAACACAATCTGGTGATTATCAAGGTATAAGAGGTGTTGATGTTATAATACGTAGCATATCGCGATTATTATTAATACCCACAAATACATATATCTTTGATCCTGAACTAGGAACTGGTCTTTATAAATATATATTTGAACCAGCAGATATGGTAACAAAATCTGCAATTGAGCAGGTTGTTGCTCAGGCAATTCATAGATATGAAAATAGAGCGAAAATAGATTATAAAGTTTTATTCTTTAAAAACAGAAAAGGTTTTAGAATAGATCTTTATATAGAATACGAAGGACAAAAAAGATCTGTTAGTGTAGATATAAACGACTCTATGCTTAAGACTTTGGATAGATAAGGATTATATAATGATAAGCAAAACATATATAGATAAAATAGCAAATACAACAGCGACTTCTCCGACGAATGATATACCACAACCCTCAGAGGAACAAAAAAAAGCAGGAACATATAAAAAAGGACATCTTAATATATATGGATTAAATATAGCAATAGAAAACCCCAAAGATTCTATAAGATCTGGAGTAGATAGAAATGGGAAGCATTGGTCTATAAAATTAAAAAATCATTATGGTTATATATTAGGAACAGTTGGGAAGGACAAGGATCATGTTGATGTTTTTATAGGACCAAGTCCCAATAGTGAAAAAGTATATATAGTAAATCAAAAAAACTCTGATAATAAATTCGATGAGCATAAAATATTACTTGGATGGGATAGTTTTCCAGATGCAGTAAAAGGATATCTCGATAATTATGAAAAAAGATGGGATATGATATCATCTGTACACCAATCAGATATTAATGGGATTAAAGATTGGTTAAAAAATGGTAACACTAAAGTTCCATATAAAGGATAGATAATGCAACCTTGGGTTAGAAGTTTCAATTACTTACAAAATTATTATGACAGTGTATACAAAGTATATTCTACCTATTACCCTGCATATCCAGTTGTCTATTATATGGTAGACTGGGAGGCAAGTGTTTATGAAAAAGGAACTTTAGATGCTGGTACCTATGAGAAGATGGGAGTAGGAGAGCTATCGGGTTTAAAATACAGAAAAATACTTTTTCTTCCTGTATATGGTATAGAACAAATAACACCTACCAATAATGCAGGGGAAAGAGGTGTTACTATGTATGACTCTGAAATAACACAAGTGGTCATACCTAGCGACTATAATTTTAAACCATGTGAATGGGATATTGTTCATTTTATACAGGATTTTGTGTCACCTGAACAATTTGAAAATGGACCAGTGTTTGTAGTACATAATGTGAACCCCGCAACACTTGGGACAATGACACATTATCAATGTAAATTAAAAGTTGCTCCATTTGAACTAGAAGCAGTTAAAGATCAATTATCTGGACAATATATGTTTTTAGAACACACTAAAAAAATACATAGGATAGACACTGCATTCATTATGTTAAGATTACAAGAAAGATCTGAGGCAATATCTTTAAGATTAAAAGATATGTTTCATGATCCGACAGGTTTCTATTTAAGGCAAACCCCATAGCCATAATAAAGATGAAACTAACTAAAACAAGTATTACTATATCAATTATAAATAACGTCCTACAGGGTCCACAAGATACCTTTATGGACCTTTCATAAAGGGGTTGATAAATGTTTGATGAAAAAACCGTAGAGATTTTTAGTTCACGAGATAAAATACGAGATCAAATATCAGAATATACAAAAGAATACTTAGAACTAGAAGGTATAGATTTAAGCAAGACTAGCTATTTAACATTTCTTATCAATGTATTATCAGCACTTACTGCAAATTTATTATATTATAATACATCAACATATAGAGAAATGTTTTTAACAAAAGCTATTCAAAAAGAAAGTGTTTTAAATCTAAGTGCTATGCTAGGATATAGACCGCAATGGGCAGAACCTGCTACATGTTCTGTGTTGGTAGGGGTGTCTGTAGACTTTACTAGTGATACATTCTTTGTAATTCCTGCAAAACACAAATATTATGCAGGTAATATAGTATTCACACAAGATAATTCTATATATGTAGATATAATAAAAGATCCATCTGGGACAATCTCTTCAGTAACTGTAACAGAAGAAGTATCTAGTGGTGGTACAAGGTCTGTAAAACATCAACTAGTATCAACTAATGATGCAAATATTTTATATTTTGTGGTAAACCTAACACAAATATATGACGAGGTTTTTGATTTTCAAATACCTTCTCTTGAACCATATGAATTCCATATAGAACATGTAACCTTCGATAAACAAATATCAGATATAAAGGTTATTATATCAGACGAATGGAGTATGTATGATTCTCTGTTTCTAATACCATTTGATGAAAAAGGATATGCATTTAGAATAACAGAATCTGGCGGACAAATATCTTTTGGAAATGGTGTAATAGGAAAACAACCAGAAATAGGAAAAGCTTATACAATTACATTATCTATGACAGATGGATTAAAAGGAAATGTAATATCTGGTTCTATAAACAAAGCCGATAAGATATATGTGAGAGATTATGATCCTAATGGAAATTCTATAGATGATACTGGAGCACATGCAGGAATTCCTTATATTATGAGACCCGTCGGACTTATAGTTGTTAATACGGCTCCTGCATACAATGGAAAAGATTTTCCCACATTAGATGAGATAAGAAATTCTGCTATAGCAAGTGTTGCATCTATGAACAGACTAGTAACCCAAGGGGATTATGATAATATACAAGAGATAATACCAGAATTACCAGTCCAACATGCTGTTAATATCATAAAAAGAAGTGATTTAAAAAACAATGAAATACAATTGTTCACAGATATTCTTTTTGAAGATACAATTGTACCAACTAGGAATGCTACATGGATATTAGACAGTACTAATAGTTTAGAGAAATTTATATATACAACGGACACTATAGAAATAGATGGGATTGAATATTATAGTATGTTTAATATAGATATCAATCCTATGTTTAAAAATTGTTCCTATTATTATCTCATGGATGAAGTGGAAAAAGCAGTTATTATAAATAATACAAGTTCTGGATTAACAGGAATCCTACCAACGTATGCTAAATTCAAAACAATTACAACGGATGAAAGTGGAAATCAGTTACCCGAAGCACAACATGAATTAGATGTAGAACTTCATTATGATGTTCTAATAGAAAATGCAGATACTGATCTACAATGTATTGTAGAAACAAGTTGGGATGGTGCAACATATGATATGTCCCAAGAAACAATAGATGACGAGGTAGTATTTAGAATTCCAGATAATTCACCATTGCAATTATCAACAATAGAAAATGGAAATCAACGATTTATATTTAAGATGTATTTCTTAAAGGAAAACCCGTCATATGACCCTCTCCAGCCAGTAAGCCCTAGTAACCCTGAATATATACCAGAATTACCTTATTTAAATGAATCTCAAGTAGATTTGATAATTAGAGATAATCTAGATGATTATATGTATAGTCAAGTTCATATAGAAGGTACGCCAGGTGATTATAATATAGCTGTTTATGATGTACCTGTTATTAAGAAATCATATTATGATATAATAAACCAAACTAATTTTACAAATCAAATATATAATAAAATATTAACATTTGATGTTATAAATTATAGAATGTTAACAGACTTTGTAAATTTAAAATTTAGTAATACTACAGGTTCAATGGATAATATGAAATATAATATCGTAACAAGATCTGATATTATAGGTGTAAATCCTACTAGTATAGATATAATGGATTCTACAGCAGATGGTATGAGATATTTAGTATCAGATGATGATTATGTTAATCCTTGGGGATCAGATCCCTGGAATCGCGAACCACCATTTATTGCTCAATATGTGAGAAGCACCGACAATTGGATATTTGAAAAAATTAGTACTAATGATATAATATATAATACAACAACTGAACAAAAGGTTTTATATACTGGTAGCCAATTAGTAGTTCCTATTACATCCATTCCATTTCAAATACGATTAATAGTATGGAGAGATAGGACGCAATCAGCAACGGCTGCTGCTATAATTTCTAATATAAAAACATCTTTAATAGATGGATTATATAGAAAGTTTGGGTTTGATAAAGATATATATATGAGTGAAATAATAGAAATAGTACAAAACGTACAGGGTGTATCACATTGTAAATTAATTGAACCAATACATGATATATTCTTTAACTATGATTTAAAGAAGGATTTAACACAACAAGAATTGTTAGAGTATTCACCACAGTTGATTTGGTTTGATAGTACTTCTATATCTATAGAAATGAGATAGAATATGAATCTATTAGAATTTGGGAATGTTGAAATCTCGCCCAAACCAGATGCCGTTGTGTATAGATATATTTCTAAGATTGTAGGAACAGAAATATCAAATTTATCTCTACCTTGTCAGTATCCAAAATTAATTAGATATATATCAGACCTTCAAAATTATTTAGGTGTTTCGAATGATGATATTAAACAGTTTAAAAGTAAAATTGAAACAAAATATAAGACCTTTGATATCTATAATGATAAATATACTGTATTATTAATAATGGCTGTCTTACATTTTTCTAGGAAAAAGAAATATGAAATAGCAAAATCATTCTTTTTGTTTTTATCATTAAAATTTTATTCTAGTAGGATACATATGCATCTCAGTAAGTTTTGCAATGATGGAATATGGATGTTGACACTTGATAGACTATCACCTAGACACTTATTTAAAACAAATAAAGGGATAGGAAATGCAATATCATATATTTCAGATTTTGATTTTAATAAAAATAAAAGTAAATTAGAGGATATAAATTTAAAAGATATTGACTTGGTAGGAGTAGTATATGGTTTAAGAACTAAGATAGCACAATCAGTAAAATCCTTTGCACAATTATATTATAAGTTATTTGAAGATGGAAAATCTACATCTTTATCAAGCGAAGATGGGGAAGAAGTAGCAGGAACTCAGTTGGTAGCAGATAAGATTAGTATGACCATGTGTGTTTTTGGACAAATTGATAAGACAGCATTATCTAATGCAATATCACAAAGTAGGGTTAGAAAAGACTTAGCTATCTCTATGGTATCTCAACTATCGAATTCTAAATACAAAGATAGTATACGTTTTATTATAATTTTAATAAGTCGTTTAGACAGTTTAAAAAATGTTTGTATAGAATCTAAAAAAAATAAATTAATAAAAAAAATAAATTCTAAAGTTAAAGTAGGTGGAAAATATATTATAAGAGATGAAATAAAAAATTTGTTATATTCATTAGAATCGGGGTACCAGTTGAGAACCATATATGATGCTCAACTGGTTATGTTTTTTGGACATTATTTAACTAATTTTTTAAGAAATAGAATTTGCTAACCAAATAAACCACCCGTACCAGTACCTGGTAAACCACCGGGCATTACTGTGTTCATTATAGAATTTGCAGTGGGAGAAACTCTAGAAGGTGATGATATAGGTTCCTCGCTAGAAGCTGGTGAATATGACCAATTGTCTTCAATTTTTGCTTCGCCGATCTCTGCTTTGGTCGTTCTCATCTGTTCAACATAATCAGAAAATGTTGGCCTAAACTTATCTTTAATTTCTGATAACCCATGTGATATCATAGTATTATATAAATCATTAAAAGTCATTCTAACATCAACCATACCAGGTCGTTGTATATAAGATATATTATTAGAATCTCCTCCTTTTATTATCTCAACAGATGATACATATCCAGCTTTTACTTGAAACAGCCCAGGACACATTACAGAACATAATACAGGAAAAGAAAATGTAGAAGGTGAATCTGATACAGGTATTGTAAAAGCTACAATTTTTGCTAGTGGTTCTACTATAAATTTATTGTGCCATGCGTCATCTTTTGGATTAGGATTATACAATCTTATAGTAACAGAATAAGAAGGTGAATAACCGCTACCTTTCCACATCATAGGGAAATCTATTTTGCTACCTGTTACTATTTTTGATATTCCAGATTTTCCACCCATCCATTCTGTTAATGATTCTCCTAAACCCACAGCACCACCACCTACACCACTCATAAGTGGACCGGTAATGTTTCTTCCGACCCAACCACCCTGTTTTAATTTATCACCTACTGCTTCAAGTGTCTCTTTTCCTCCTTTTGTACCTGTCATATATCTTAATTCTGACATAGTATCCGCAGCAATATTTCCAATAGATTCAAATTTAGATTCTCCATATTCTGAACTAAATGATTCTGTTATACTTGCATCGTTTTGAAACGCTATATGGATATGTCTTTCTTCTGGACTTAAAATAATTCCTGCCGAATTTAGAACCTGTTGATATACTTTAACACCTTCTTCATAATTAAGTGAGAATAATTGTAAACCAGCACGCTCACCATCTGGTAAAGTGGGATAAGCTGGATATAGAGTCATGACCGGTAAAGATGCTCTTACTAATTCACTATCACTATTCCCTGTAGATAAAGCGGGTTCGAATATATAAGAGGGTGGTAATCCTATTATATTTGTAGTTTCATATTTGAAAACGGTATCTAACATAGGTGAGTTTTCAGCCATTTTATCTCCTTATAATCTTCCGCCCAATATTTTTTCAGTATCGCTATCAAAGCCACTTGATCCTGTATTACTGATAACATTGCTAGAAGCTGTTGTTGAATTATTAGATGTTGCATTGTTTACAGTAGAATTAATGACTGTAGCACTTATTAATTTATCAATAGAACCTTTCAGATTCTTATTACCCTGAGATAATTCATTTGCAATAATTTTTTGTTTACCCACTTCCATTCTTGCTTCATGTTCAGCAATATTTGATGATGTTGATATTGCCTTATTTTCAACTTCTTTATATCTAGAGCCACGATCCTTTAAATCTTTAGAGATTATATTCATAAAGGCATCTGTTATAACTCTTCCAAACTTTGGCTCATCTGGTGTTACAACCATTTCCCCACCTTTAACAACTGTAGAGAATTCTTTATCACCCATAAATGCAGCACCTGTATGTGCCGTTATAACAGGTTTTTTTGTAACTATATTATCTTCGTCACCAGTTAAAATCAACCCACCTACTGTTTTTGCCCTATTTGGTAACTGTTGTGCATATAAGCTTTTTTCTGTTGAATCTTTACTCTTATACATAATTTCTTTATATGCATCTTCATAGTTTCTTTCTTTTAAGTATTCTAGAGCGTTTTTAAATTTTTTAACACCACTAACACCAAGATTAAATGCCATATCTAACAGAGCACCTTGTCTTACTGCATCTACATTTCCAAAAACATTTAATCTTTCTTTGATACCTTGATAATGATCTATAAAATCTTTATCAAATAAATTATATGCTTCCTCTTTACTTATTTTATTAGGAAATCTTTCACCGGGTTGAATTAAATGACCTATTCCAATTGTTTCCTTTCCTAAAGTATCTAAATATTTTGAAAGTCTTACGCCTTCATGAAATATGATTTGTTTTTTGATAGCATCAAGTATTTCTGGATTTTGTTCTAATCCACCTGATAATGGTATGACTGCTTCTGGACCAGCTTCTCCTATTAATGCTTTTGTTGGTGCTGTTACAATGCCGCCTTTGGCCATGTTAGGAATATTCTTATCATTCATCATTGATTCTTCTTTGGTATAAAATTTTTGACCTAGCGTATTTTTAGGACCTTGTACAATAGCACCAATATCCATTAATTTTTTATTATTTGCAACATCTCCATTTAATAGTTTATATGCATTTGGTGTAAACAATCCTTTTACTTTTTCAGTTGCGCCTGTTTTCATATCAACTGCATTTTCATTATTAATTTTCTTCCCAATCCAATCACCAATAAAAGGAATACCTTTTATTTTTTCTGTAATCCAATCTTTTGCTGCTGTTAGTAATTCTTTTATTTTCTCAAACGGCCACATTATTATATCTATAATATCTTGTAATTTATCTTTTATAGAATCAAAACTTGGTATTTTTTCTGTTATCCAGTCTTTAGCTTTCTTTATACCCTTCCATATCATTTTATATGGCCATGTTATAAAGTCTATAATACCCTTTATAGTTTTCTTAGCACCATCAAATACATATTGAAGGGCTTTAGATATATTTTTTCCACCAATTGCTCCTAATATGCCACCTGCAATGGCACCAATACCAGCACCAATAGCAGTTCCTATAGGACCACCTGCAATAGTACCAATACCAGCACCAATTAATGCACCTTTGCCGGCACCCATTGCTGCGTCTTTTAGATCACCTTCTCCAGAACCACCAAGTGCACCACCTATACCCGCAGTTATTTTCTGCGATGTTTTTACTTTTTCTCCTGGTTTAACACCGTGCCACTCACCAGCTTTTTTCACACCTTTATAAGCACCATATGCAGCCATTCCTAAACCAGCCACACCAGCAGCAGCACCAGCTGCTCCTAATCCACCCATAGATCCTAATAAACCTTTTAATCCAAATCTTGCAGCTAATACTGATCCAAGTGTCGTAATAGCTGTTGTTATTTGGCTGCCAACAAACATAAAAGCAGTTTTTAAACCACCAAATATTTTTAACATGCCTTGTAAGATCCATTTCTTCCAGAATCTTCTTAACCACCCTGTAACCGAATCCATCCCACCTCTAATTTTCCGTGTCATATATTCCATTTTAGATTCATGAGCAACTCGTTCTATATTTATTTTAGAATCACCCTTTAATATTTTATATATTCCTTTAAGATAATATAATATTTTTCCTGGCCACTTGGCAGTTACTGGTTGCCCTTGGGGATCTGCTCCTACGACATTTTCGCCTGTTATTTTTCTCTTCAAAAAACCAAACGCGCCCTTAACTTTATCTTTTATTTTTTCTTTTACGCTAGATACTTTATTCTTAATACTTTGGAATGGTTTCATTATAAAACGACCAACTGCTTTAAATGGTGCTGTTATCATTTTCCATCCAAAACTTAGAGCAGTTTTTAAACTACTTACTCCAAAATTTATAGCATGTCTGATACCAGTAAGTCCTGTTCTCGTAGCACTTAATGTTGCTCTAGCAATATCTACTCCTAGCCCAATACCCTTTGATATAGTTTTTAGTATTACATTTGCAGCAGTCATGGGTGCACCGATTAATTGACCCAAGCCCTGAGAAATTCCTTTTGCAAAACCAGTGCCCATTGATAATGGTAATTTTATAATACCAGTTCCTATATCAGCTATACCGCCTAACATTTTACCAAAAATACTTTGTCCTTCTTTAGAATAACCAGACGAGATTATCTTTATAATTGTATCTAGTTTTTCAATTATCCTATTATCATACTCACTGAACTGTTCATCTTTTTTAAATCCTAATTTAATAAGTGCTCTACTAAACATCCCAGCAACTTTTTCAGTAGCAGTAGGATCATCTAAAGGTAGAACGACTTCCGGTCCAGCCTCTCCTACAACAACCCCCTTAGCGGCATAAATAACACCACCCGTTGCCATAGTAGTAACTTTTTCTGACTCTGCTTTTTTAAATTTATCACGCATTGTATTAGAAACAAACGAGGCAAAATCGATCATATTATTTTTTATCAAGATAGTAGTCTCTTTTATATTTTTCCATAAATCACTAAAATCTTTATTTAAATTTTTAAATAAACCAGTTTCCCTATATTCTTTAAGACCTTTATAAAAATCTTTAAGTCCCCTTGTTATATCAACAAAAAGATCAGTAAGTGGTTTTAACGCTGTCTTAATACCTACCTTTGCAGCCTTAAACATTCCAGTAAACCCACTTGTTATTATTCCTATTAATCCATGTTCTTTATCTACAGAACCAGTAAATTCTGAGAAAGCAGATCTTATGGAATTTATAGTACTCATTATTAAACTAAATGACATTAACCTTACTTGAAGTACCCAATCTTCTATTTTAGAATAAATCTTATGCCACGATTCTGGTAATATTTTTCCCACTAGTTCTTTACGAACCTCTACCATAGTAAGACCAAATTCAAAAGCTAATTGATAACCCACACTAGATAAACTCATAAATGCACCAAATATAGCACTTCCTAATTGACCAATAGATTTAGTAATACCAATGGCTAAATCAAGTATACCTTTAAATGCTTCAATTATAGATATAGGAATAGCTTTAATAGATGCTAATGCTTTTGTAAAAAGGCTACTATCTTCATCTTCCCATGTTTTTTTAATTGGTTCAATTATTTTTTTGCCAAAGGTTTCGAATGTAGATAAGGCAGTACGAATAGGTTGTGTAAATTTATCTATAAGGGTAGAGGCTTCTACAATAAGCTCAGAGAATTTATTATATAATCGTGTTATTCCTTTACTTATAGCATCTGGCACAAAATCTTGAAATGCTTTTGCTAAAATAGTACTAAAACTTCTAGGAGAATCTGTTAAATCTTGTCTTAGAATTTCTGAAATATTAATAGCTAAATCTTCAAAAGTTTTTTTAACATGTTTTGAAAAATCTTGTATAGCTGTTACAATTCCACCAACCATTGATGTTTTTTCTCTTTCCTTAAAAGTTGTTCTTGTTCTATCACCTTTTAATTTTTCATCTTTTTTTATAAATTGAGTACCAGTAGTAAAAGATCCCTTAATGTGTTTAAATAGTTCAGGTATAGGTTTAAGATATTCAAATTTTTCTTTAAATGAATCTACAAATTCAGTTAATTTTTTTGCAATGATGGATTCATCCCAAACTTTTTTAATTTTTATTGAAACATCGCTTGCTAGATTAACAACAGCATTTTTAAGATCAATAAACCATTTTCCAATTCTTTTAAATATCCCACCAGTAAAGAAATTTGCAACCCCTCCTAACATCCTAGAAAATATTCCTCCCTTTGGAGTAGTTTCTTCAGCTTGTTCTTTTTTATTTGTAAAAGAGCCTTTTATATTTTCTGTTTTATCTTTTACAAATTCTTTGGCCTGACTATATTTTTCTTTTACTGTGCCTTTTATCTTTGCTATCTTTCCAACTGTCTCGCCTTTATCAACTTCTACTAAACCACCCTCTGTAATTTCTTTGGGATCATCCATTGCTTCGGCCAACTTTGGAATCTTGGCACTTCTTATTTTTGCAGTTTTTAACTTTCCGTTTTTTAATAATTCTGTAACTTGTTTGATTCCTTCATTTATTTGTGGGAGATACTCTTCTATTAATGATTTTGTTTCTGACATAAGTTGTATTCTAGTAGCTATGGATGGTGATTTTTTAAGTTCCTCTGCTTCTTTCTGAAATTTTTTCTTTTCACCCCATTCTTTATATCCGGGTATGATTTTTTCAAAAAAACTACCACCTTCTTTGTCTTTACCAATACCAAGAAATGATGCCACCCCACCAGCAAGACCCTTGATTTTTCCAGTTAAGGCATCCTTAAGATATGCAAAAGGCCCGTCTGTACCACCAACAACAGCTCCAAATGATTCTGCAATAGTCCCTCCTAACCAAGCAGATAGGCTTCTAGCTCTTGGTCTCCATAGTGTTCCAGGTATTTCAAATCCTATCTGTAGTAATTTAGATTGTTGTAACATTATTTTATTTATTTCATGTGATGCAAACCTACTATCAACATGTAATAATCCTAATGTTCTTAACATTGCACCAAAAATACCATACTTACCAGGCTGTGATAATTCAGCCTTATAACCTGCACCAAATATAGGGATGGCATATCCTATAGTCGCGCCTAGACCAAACATATCACCAATCATACTTCTAAATATCCCAGATTTACCAGTATCTTGGAAAGCATCACTAATAGAGTTTGCTAATAATTTTCTGTGTTTTTTATTAGATATATCTTCAGATGAAAATGCATCAACAAATTCATCAGTAGGGGATACTTTTAATGGACCACTTCCTTCTTTAACATCTAATAATTCATTTGTTGTTATTACTTTTTCTGATATTGATTCTAATCCTTTTGTAAATTCTTTATCGGGTGCAACCTGAAACTCTTTGTTTTTTTCAGGTGCTACATGAAAGATGCCTTCTTTCTGTGTTTTTTTAGGAAATCCTTTTACCCAATTAGCAATAGTTGCAATTCCACTACTCATACCAGCAATACTAGTAGCACCCATACCTTTAATACTAGAACCAAAACCAGACCCACCACTACTACCTTCTTCGCTACTACCAAACATTCTGGTAAGAGATTTTAATGCCATTCCGGGTGCTATTCCGCCAGCAGTACCCATTAAACCAATTCCTAATGCTTTCTTAAAACTTTCTTTAGTTTCTCCTCTTACATTACCAATTGTTTCTTGTGCAACTTGGGATGGTTGATCTAGAATATTCATGCCTGCTCTAACTGGAGCAGTTGCTACTCTTCCTGCAACCTTGGCCGTTCCTACAGTTGCTCCTTTGATGCCCCTATATGCTGCATAACCAGCCGCTGGAACAGCAGCCATAGCTGTCCATTTTCCTAAAGTCTTTAATCCATCACTAACATACTTCATTTTTGTGTTATTTTCTTCAGTAACACTTGTTAGCTCATCAAGAGATTCTGTTAATTCTGATGCCGAGTCATCAAATGAATCCCTTAGCTGTAACGTATCTTTATCCAATTTGCCTATAGACTTATCTAAACCATCTAAAGAAGAATAAATCTTTTTATTCATAGAAGAACTTACATTTTTTATTTTTGTAGATGATTTATTATATCTTTCTAATTCAGAAACATCAAATGCGCCAATCTTCTTTTTCGATAAGGCATATTCTTTAGTTGTTTTACTCAACTCATCTGAAAAATCAGCTAATGACATATTAACAGTTTTCAGATTTTTTATGAACTTTTTTTGTTCTTGTTCGAACTCATTTGTTTGTATAGGCAATGGATTCTCCTAACTATTTTCCAAATTCTGGATCTGATTTTCTTTTATTTTCAACCCAGTCAGCAAGATCATTTCTTAATTTATTAGCTTGTGTTGATATATCAGGATGTTTATTTTTATTAAATACTTTCAGGGTTGTTAATTGTTGTGATAATTCATCCCATTGTTTACCCTTATTAATTTGATCCTTATATTTTTCAATAGGATCTTTTAAACTTAATCCCATATCGCCAGTTTCTATAGGTATTTTTATTTTGGGATCTTTCTTTTCTAAAAGATGATTTAGACAACCTTTTGTTGTTTTAATTGTAAAATACTCCTTCATATTTTTCCAAGGAATTGTTCCAAAATCAATGGTTAATTCTTCCCCAGATGATATCTTTTGATTTGTGAATAGATAGTATTTCCACCTAGATGCCTTTATAGTCAAATTAGAATTTTTAGAATGTTGTATACCTCTTCCGAGTCTAGTAGGAACATAATCAACATCAGGGTTCCCAGTCTTCTTTAATTTAATAAAACCAGGCCCTAAGTTTATATTTTCAGGAATACCAATTTTAGCATAAACACCATTGGTTTTAATATTTAAATATTGAAATTGAATACCTGGCATTAAGAATATTTCCTATAATCTATCATATTAATCAATCTTGCAACATTAGATGGTATATCCCACTGAGATGTAATAGCAACAATTTCTGATGGAAATGCAAATTCTTGACCCGCATGAGTCCATTTACATGCATCATGCCCTAGTTTATTATAAGCCATACAATATCTTTTATATGTTTCGTTAATAAGAGGTCTATGGGATGAATTTTTTACTTTATCACTGTTTATAAAATATAAATAAGGTAGGGCCATACGGATTATTAAAGGTTCCACTTCATCTTTTGGATAGGCATGTTCTATATACAATCTCCATATATTAATAGTGTCTAATACTTTATTTGGTTGAGGTGATGCATCTCCTGTTATTATTAGAGTTTGTATTGTTTTAGATAGAATAGAATCACTTATATTTTTTGTTAAAGGTGCTAAATTATAACAAATATTTTTATAGAATGGTAGCAGATGACTTCTTAGTGTTGTAGATATAAAAGATTTAGGTTTGTCAAACGCTGCAAAATGACATAATTCATGAGCTAATATTGATGGTATTTCAGTTATAGCTTTTCCTAATATATTAACATTATCATCCAATAAAATAACAAGTTTTTGATCTACTGGTGAAAAATATCCTAAAGTATGCATACCATGAGATACACCTGTGAAACTTTTAATTCTATTAGATAAGAACGATAGTTTGCTTTTATTTTCATAACCGATTAATATAGAACGAGCTTCAATTCCTTTTTTTATTCCTGGTAGTATGGGTTTTGTTATGGATGATTTTTCTAACCAACCTAATGTTGCATCTATTATTTTTTCATTAGAAAAAATAGGTTCATTGTCTGCTATTCCATATTGTTTCAGTCCCGTAGGAATCAAATCTAAAAATTCATTCAATATTTCCATATATATTACCTCTCATTATCAGTTTAAAGTTTGTCCTGTTTATAATTTTAAGAAATTTGTCAAAAAAATAAAAAGGGGATAAATATAACATTACCCCCTTGATATTTCAAAGATATTCTCGAAAATTTTTTATAAAATTGTAAACACCATATAAGCCAAAGCCTGAGTAAATAAGACCTATTATAAAATGTCCAGTACCAATTGTATAAGAAGGCATAACTACACCACTTTTTGAAAATATAAATATGGCGTGTATTATCCATATTATAAAAATAATCACAGCAGTACAATCACTAAATAAGTTAAATATCTTACTTTTCATTATGTCTCCTATATGATATTATTATTATGATTATGATATTAAAATTTCTTTATTCGGGAAGAACACTACAACTTGAAGTTGTGGATGAATTCCCTATGATCTAGTTTTTTAACCAACTGTCCTGGAAGGACAAACTTTAAATTACAAACATTTAACTAACTTTTTAGGAGATTCATTTGAAGTCTAGAAAATCTTTCAC